CCTAATAATTTATCATCATAACCACTATCTAGCACGTTTTTATAAACACCGGTTGGGTCGCCTGGAAATAATCCATGCCGCGATGGTCTAAATCCAATATGCTGTCCTAATGTAGTCGCAAGTAAATTTACAGGTGTCCAAAGTGTTCCGTATTTATTTGTTCTTTGAGAACCAAATTGTCTAACAGCCCACAATAAACCTTTTACTGATAAAAAGAATGCACCAAGTCTAAGTGTATCAGCTACTGCACGAACAGTTGATGCTACAATACCACCTCTAATAAAGCCATCGTCAATTCCAAGTCCAAAATCCCAAAATTCTGGTTCACCTTTGGTTATTTTTTTTCGTTGTATACCTCTTAAAATATACGGAGCTCTTATAATATTTAAAAAATTTGGGGAATCATCTTTTAAATTATATTTTGCATACATTTTATCTAAAAATGATGGAGAGCTTCGTTGCTCCATTAATTTAGAAATACTCGTATAAGATTCTTCGTATTTATTACCATCTGGAGTATATCTTTGGGTATTTCCAGTTTCTTTGCCTAGCTTAAATTCTTTATAACCAGGTCTAAATGATAATCCTTCAAAATTACCATTAAAGTTTCCATATAATGAATTTTTGTTGTCAAATTGAGTTTGTGTAGAATTTACACCAACAAACGAAGATGTTGATTTGTGTTTCAAAAATGGAGAAAACCCAACTGCATTGCTATTTTCTATAAAATCAACATATTTTAGTTCTTTTGCTTGAAAAACTAAGCCAGGATTAAAAGAAAATTTTACTGGAGTAGTTTGACCAACAAATTGTGGAGATGCGTCAAATTTTACTGGAGTAGTTTCACCTAAAAATTGTGTAGATGAATCAAATTTTAATGGACTTGTTTCACCCAAAAATTGTGTAGATGAATCAAATTTTAATGGACTCGTTTCACCTAAAAATTGCGGAGATAACGATGCCTGTAATTGTGTTGTTTCACCTAAAAATTGTTGCACAAACTTAAATTTTTCAGGAGTAGTTTGACCTTTAAATTTTTCTACGTTTGAGTAATCTTGAGGGGAGGTTTGACCTTTAAACCTATCACCTTGAACAACATCAGCTGGTGTAGTTTCACCTTTAAATTTATCTCCTTGTTGAACTACATTTGGAGTGGTTTCTCCTAAGAATCGTTCTAATAAAGAAATTTTGTTTGGAGTAGTTTGACCTAAATAATTTGAAGAGTTATCAAATTTTACTGGAGATGTTTCTCCTAAAAATTTTGATGAATTATCAAATTTGTTTGGGTTAACACCTTGTTTAGGAGTTGTAAGATTTGACTTTGGGGCAGAGGGGGTTGAGTCCACAAATTGTGATAGTGGAGTTTGATTGGTTGATGTTGGAATTTGCACTCGCTTTTTGTCAACAAGTGGATTTTCCACTGGTTTTCTAAATTTAGACAAATCCGATTTTAAATCTTTTAACGCCATGTATTACCTTTACCTCATTTGGTCTCTATAACCCTGCATACGAGAATTTTTCTTATTCATTGTTGATATAACTTTATCATCAATAACTATCTGAACTGGTTGATTTTGAATATCAGAACGTAATCCTTTAATTTCTTGTAATAATGCGTCAGATGAACTACCTTCAGGTGAATCAACACTACTTTTATCACCACCATCACCACCCATTCCAAGTGCGCTTGTAATTAAAGGTAACATCATACCAAGAACCAAAAGAGTTGGTAAAAACAATGTTACCGCTGCGAGTCCAACTGACATTGCAAGTAACCCTACCCCTAATAACCCAAAAATACCTGCGAGAGCTATAAGACCTGGTGCAATTAATACCAAAGCGGTTAATTGTGTGGTTAATTCACCCATCATTCCAAATCCGGTAGCAATTTCTTGAATCGCTTTACCAAGAACAAATAATGCGGATGCGATTACTAACATAGCAGCGGCACCAGCAATAATAGCTACTGCGCCTACACCTGACATCATAATAGTTCCAACTAATGCAAGAGCACCAACAAGGGCCAACATAGATACAACTGCCATACCAACGGCTTCCCAAGAAACACTCATAAATTCTTGAACTGCTTTACCAAATACAAATACCGAAGCCGCTACTAATACAAGAGCAGCGCCACCTGCAATTAGTTTTTTGGCATCAATTTTTTCAATAGCATCGGTCATACCGCTAAACATACTACCGCCACCAGCAGCGCCACCAGCACCACCACCAGCAGCACCAACACTTTTTGATAAATTTTTCATCATAAAATATTGACCTATCATTTGAGCTAAAAGTGGTAAAGATGACATAGCACCTTGTTTGATAGTATTAAACATTGCTTTTTGAGCTGCTTCTTGTTCTTGAATAGCAATGGCTTGTTCCGTGGTCGTAACACCAGTTTCTTTCATTATTTTATCTAAAGCTTCTTGTTTAGTAACCATTTCAGTAAGTTGGTCTGATGTCATACCATATGATTCCGCTAAAAATCCAATTTGTTTAACACCCATGTTTCCAAGTTGTTCGGAAGTTAGTCCAGCCTCTTTCATTGCCTCTGCCATTTGCTCCATACCTTGAGCTCTATCACCATATTGGATTTCCATGGCAGCGTTTCTCATCTTTTCAGTATCACCTAACATTTCGCCTAAACCAAATTGTCTGGCTTTCATTTGGGCTCTTAAAGATGATTCGACATCTAACATATTTGATGACATATCCTCCATTAAACCCATTGACATACCTTGTTTTTGTAATTGTGCTGTTTTTTGAGCAAGATATTTTAATTCTTCTTTTGATTTACCCACCATAGCAGTCATATTTGAAGACATATCTTTCAAAACCGCAGAAGCATTAACTCCCGCATCTTGAGCAATTGCTTGGATTTCAGCAGTTAATTCAGAAGCATTGCCTGATGCTGATTGGAATATGGAATTCATTTGGGCAGCACCCTCGACTCCCATAGCGCTTAATTTTGTAATATTTTTTTGCATATCAGCTGTAATTACAGCCGTGCTTCCATAATATTCGGAAGCATCTTTTGCAGCATTTGCTAAGGCTTCACCACCATACAACAACCCCTCCATGGAAAGCATAGCAGACATGGTTTGTGCTCCCAATCTTGCAGATTCTGCGGCAGTAGCACCAGTTTGGGTATAAAGTTCTTTTGCAAGACCAACAGTAGATTCAAATGCTGAAGTAATCATTTCCGATGCTTTTTTAGCAAGAACCATACCGGCCCCAAACGCAGTTCCAGCCTTCAACATATCACCAAGAGTTCCCAATGACCCTAATAGATTATCTTTAAAGTCTTTGGTGAGGTCTTTTATTTCTTCTTCTTTATCTTTTTGTTGTTTTTTTAATTCAAGGATTTCCTTCATCCTATCTAACTGTTCAATATAAGTTTGGTTTACAGTATCACCACGTTGAATTTGTTCTAATAACAAATCATCAATAGCTTTTTGGATACTTTCAATTTGATTTCCAAGCTCTTTTTCTTCTTGTAATTTATCTAACAGCTGTGTTTTAACATCACGACCTTTTTCAGATAAAAAAAGATGCGTCTTTACACTATCTACAAGAGCGTTTTGAAGATTTATCTCACTTTGAAGTTGTTCTTTTCTATCACTAACAGCCATCAGAAATCCTTAAATGGGTTATTTACCTAAATTATAAGCTTTATCAAAAGCATTTGCTAATTTACGAAGTTTATCTTTTTCATCTTGCGTAGGGGCGCTATTAATGGTGTCTTCGATTTTATTTTTAATATTATCAAGGTCTTGTTGGAGTCGTTGTTTTAATTTTGTTTTTTTACTAACAAACAAATCAAAGATTCCCTCCGATAGCCCGGCGGATTTAAATACTTCTTTAAGTTTTGATTTTTTAATTGTATTCATAATACATTCCTTTACATCATATAGTATAAATATAGAAATACCCAACAAAGTGTTGGGTATTTACTATTTTCTTGTTTTTGAACGAATTTTGGCAGCTTCTGTGTCATGAGCCTTCTTTTCATCCGTTTTGAATTCTATAATTTTGTTAATATAAAACTTTCTAACCCATATTGGAAAGTTGTATACATCGGAAAAGGTAAATCCACCATTTCCATGATATATTAAATCAAAAATATGTGAGTGGAGATGCTTTCTGTAACTAGGACTTAGGCCAAAAAAAGGTCACATCCATAGGCAGTAGCATTTCCCTCCTTTCCCCAGTTTCCTCTGATACAAATTCCCATGTAAGGTCAATATCAGGAATAACTTCATTAATATATCCACGAAGAGCTTTAGAATCAACTGCGAATAATTCATTATCAACAAAATGATTAATAGTTCGTTGTTCATGGTCACCATCTACCGAAAGAATCATCGCCTTTAAACGTGTTGTAAGTTCTCGTGAGGTTTCGTCTTTTAACTTACGATTTGCCTTTTTTATCTCCTCAACCTCATGTTTAACTTTTCTATCTTTAGATTCAGTCATAGCCATGAATGTAATTTTACGATTTGATGTAGGTAATGTAAATTCAAATTCATTTTTATGAAGTTCTACTTGAGCAGACCCATCATATTCTTTATTTTCAAATTGAGTTAAATCAATAATATCTTTTTGTTTATTATTTGAAAATGGGTCTTGAATTTCTACTTCATAGTCTTTACCATATCCGAGAATACGAGCTGCAATCATAATTGCGTTTTTATCACCACTTACTAAATCAACATATTTGATTGGTTGACCTTCGCCATTAGAGATGATAAGCGATTGAAACAATCGGTCAAGAACTGACCCATCTTTGATATATGATTGCGTTGTAAGAATATCTTCTTCTTTTGCAGTCATATATTTCATTTCAATTTTACCTGTCGAAAGGGGATTGTCTTTTGAGTAAACAAGCCCTTTCGATGGTAAGTCAATAATTTCAGTTGGAAATTTATAATCACGAACTTGTTGAACTTCGTGTTCATTTCTCAACTGAGAAACGATGTCTTTATTTGACATCCCTTTATAGTCATCTTGTAAATCTACCATAACTTTTTGATTTTAATTAAGATAATTCAATTGAATAATTACCATCAGAGCCTACTAATTTAGATACTCCTGGTTGAAATCCTTCAGGCATTTCAATTTCTAATGAAATACAATCCATGTATGAAGTGTCCCAACCGCTAAGTGGCAATTGCCATTCTGTGGTGGCTACATCGATTGTTTTAAAGCCGGTGTCAGCTGCATCTACAAATGAACCCACTCCGTTTACATACTCAACGACATTGGTTTCTTTTCTTCTTACAAAATTTGTCATTATTTTTCCTTATTATTTGTTAACTTATATATAAATATGTAAATAAAACTTTTTAATACAAAAAAACCCCACCGAAGTGGGGTTTATCATTTTTTAATCTAAAATTAGTATTGTAAGATAGCGTAATCGTAAGTCAATGTTAATTCAACGGTTGCAAGGTCTTCACCTGCATAATCCATATCAGAAAATTTAGCTGTCTGAATAAATGCGCCTTTTAATGTCCATTCTTCTACTTTATCACCAACAGGACCCAAACTATTAAATGTGATATCTTTTTTATAGAAATCAGAATATCCATCACGGCCAGTTACCGATTCGTGGTGTAAACGAACCCACTCCATAACAGCTTGTGCAGCTGAAGGAACTACGGCATCGTAAAGGGTTATTGCAACATCCGACCATTCAGAACGACCCTTAACATATCTACGAGTGTTAATGTGGTCAATGGTAACTTTACCATTAACTATTTCGGGTCTAGCTGCTGTTTTTATCAAGTATGCGGGAATACCTTCAATATACATAATGAACCTATTGGACATTTTAGGTTCAAAATTGGTGAACATGATTTCATTTGGGTCAAGTAATTGTGCCATTTATATTTCTCCTATTATCTTTTTAATAAATAGTCGTTTATTTAATTTATGCTCCAGGGAACGTTGCGCCCGTTGGAAGAATGTTAAAGTCAAGAACAATGAATTCTGCTGTCTTTGATGGTTGTAGGAAAATTTCACCTACCATAGTGTTTCTATCAATTACATCAGGAGTGTTATTAGTATCATCCATTACAACACGGAAAGCAAATAAACCATTTCTTTGTTGGATTGATTCCAAGTATGGGTTTACAATTGACAAGAATCGGTTTCTTGTTGCAGCCGTATTATTTTCAAATACCAAATATCTTGTAGAAGATGCAATAAACTTCTTAACAGCAATTAACAATCTACGAACATTGATTCTATCCAATGCGGATGGTCTAGCTTGTAAGGTTTTTTGACCGAATACAGTAGCACCTTGGCCAGGGAATGTAGCGATTGGGTTTACACGGCCTTCGTAAAGTGTGTCTCTCTCAGCGTGAGTCAAACGAGATTTAACTTCAATAACATTTGTTAATCCACCTCTATTCAAACCTGCGGGAGCAAACCATTCAGCAGCAACCGAATCATTGAAAGCAATCACGCCAGGTAAAACAACACTTGGCGGAACCCATACTGGCTTGTTCTTATCAGTATCAAGGATTTTAACCCATGGGTGGTAAGTAGCAACATAGTTAGAGTCAAACGAAGTTAATGCGTTTACAACCGTAGTGTTTGAATCTTGATATGCGCCTGCATCCATTACAAAGAAACAATCTTGTCTATCTTCACACATATCTTTAGCGTATATAGTTACTGAAGAGTGTAGTCTATGTAAAACGCCTGGAAGAACAACCATATTAATATCAAACTCATCAGGATTTGAAACTGCGTTGATAGCTTTTCTTAAAGCGATAGTACCAGTAGCCGTAGCAGATGAACAATCCAACCCTTGAGTGTTTCCAGCAACAATACTTGTTCCTGTAAGGATTACCCGATTTGGCTCCCAACCATCAAAACCACCTTGAAGTGGAACCATAAATTTCTTAGCATCTACATTAGATGTTAATGTAATTGGAGAACCATTTGAGTGACAAGTAGCCAAATCAAAGTCAGAACCAACAATTTCCGTGTTAGCGTCTGGAGTTGGCATTAAGAAGTTTAGGTTATCAGTTGAACTGAAATCATAATCATATCCTAAGAATACTCGTGTGTTTACCACACCACCTAATGATTGAGATACAACATAGGTTGGAGTTGGTAAATTATAACCACTATGAAGTGGTGATGTTAGAGCAGCAAATCCAAAAGGAACTAATGATGAGTCAATAGCACCATTTGTTACATCACTTGTCATTTCAACACGAATGTGAGCCGAATTGTTGGGATAGTCTCCCTCAAATACTAATTTACCATTTTCATCTACATTAACATATCTATCACCAATAACTCTTGCGATATAATTTGGAGAATTTGGGTCAAGGTTAAGACCTGTAAACTCTTCAACAATATTTGGTCGTGTGTCTGCGTCTTGAATACTTGTTCCAAAGATTGAGTTTGGAATTTTTGCAGTATCTACTCTACGAACTTGTAAAGTAAATGTTCCGTATTCTGAACCAGGAACTTCAGATGCTGGTTTAACATCACGAATACCAATCTTAAATTCATAGTTTGTAGCGGTGCCATGTGAAAGAGTATAAACTTTAAATAAGTTTGTAGCTACACCACCAACTTTTTGTGAAAGGATATATGGAGTTGATGCTTCAGAATATGCTTTAGTATAGTCGGTATCAATTTTAGATAGTGATACCTTAACATTCTCACCTGTAGCAAATGATGCTGATTGGAATGTTGAAAAGTTCAACATAGTATATGCAACCTTTGAAGATTTAGGAGCATATCCATAAATTTTAGTAAAGTAATTTTGTGAACTTGGATTCATAGAAGCCGAAGTTGCAGTTGAACTTACTGAACTACCAGTTAAGGTCAATAAGAACAAAGAAGCACTTGCTGCTGTATCTACTATTGAATCATCAAAATCACCACCAAAAGTAGCAGTAGTTGGGTGTAATAAAGCACCTACTCGTTCACCTGCAGATGATGAAATTACTAAAGCAACTGGCTTTGCTGTATATCCATCATTACCCAATACTCTAACGATTGTAGCAGTGCCAGCATCTTCTAAATAAGCTTGTGCTGTATATGGAAGGTATGAGTCTTCGGTTAAACCTCCGAAGCGTTGTGTAAATTCATTAAAAGATTCTACTTGTGTTGGAACAAAAGCAGGACCTTTGATAGTTTGCCCAATAAGAGCGGCACCAATTTCAGCAATACCAGCAGGTAAAAACGAAAGGTCTTTTTCTCGTGTAAATACGCCTGGACTAACAATTCTTTCAGCCATTATTTTTCTCCTAAATTCAAAATTTGGTTTTTCTTATAATAAATAGACCATAAATTAAGGAAACGAATACTTATTTGTTGGGAGTGAATGTATTTGTAGAAATATCATACTCACCATCTCCGTATTTTTCCCTTAATCGCTTGCCTAATTGTAATTCCTGAACTTTAACATCATTATATGAGTTTATCAATGTGACTTTTTCACTTTTTAACTCTTGAAATGCGTTTTCTAACTCCTGAATATTTAATTCTACTTCTCCAATACGAGAAATGGTTATTAAAATTTTTTGTTGAAGTTCTTTAATCTCAATAACTTCTTCTTCGGTAAATTGTTTTACTAATTTTTCTTCCATAACAATTATATTAGTTTGTTTACAGTATAAATATGTAAAATTTATTCATTACCACTTTTAATTGGAGCATCAGTATTATTTAATTTTGGAGAATTACCCCATGAAACTTTTCCAACTGAAAATCTGCGTTTAGTATTATTTACCATACCAGCATATTCGGGCACAATGTATGCTTTTGCTGTTAAGGTTATATTTGCTCTTGTAATTCGGTCTTCGGTTACTGATGTTACTGTTTCAAATGAATATGAATCGGCTTTAATTACAAATTTATACCTATCACCAAAAGAACGACCTTGAAAATATATAATTTGTTCTACAATTTTGTTTACTTGTTCCATGTATTCACACCAAATAGCAACTTCATATTCTAAATTAACATAATCAGGTCTTTCAACCGACATAAATTCTCTAACTGGCTGTTGGTCGGTTAAAATTGAAAATTGGTCGTATCTATTTGCGCTTGTATATTTTCTTTCAAACATCTGATGCGCATCTTCATTTTCAGCAACTTTTAATTTGGATAATTCTGTATTAATTGAAAGGTTGTTTCTTTTAAATGAAATAACGGGCGTTAATAACATATCATTGTCATCAACCATGTAACCTCTTTGTTGTGCAGATACCCATTTTTCGGCAGATGCATAAATAACAGGTACAGGATAAAATCTCCCATCGCTTTCAATGGTAGGCTTTACATTATTTTCTAAAAAATTTTTAAATGCAGAATCAACATCGTAAATACCAACCGAAATATTTTTTACATTATCTTGGTCTCTACGAACTTGCTTTGCTTTATTCAATTTTACATCTTCACTTGTTGAAGATTGTGTTTGAGTAAGATTTGGTTTTATGGTGTCGGTATTTCTATATTTAGTTGCCATTATAATCCCATTGGTATAATATTATTGTTTTGATTTGAATTACCAAATCGAGTATCTACTAAATTAAGTGAAGTCCATCTTGTTGCGTGAGTGTCACAAATTATAGAAACAGAATATCCTTGTGTGTTTCCACCATCCCATGTTTTTGGATTTTTTCCAACAAAGAATTGGTTTTCGTATTTTGCATCTACCAAAAAGTAAGTATCATTATATTGAATAACATCACCAACTTGAGGAAAAACATCTTTTTCAACTAAAGTATCTCTTAAAAAATTAAATTTAACTTCACGAACATACGATTGTCCAAAATCATCTGAAATTTGGGCGGATTGAGCATATTCAAATGTTGCAGGAACTTTAACGGGCTGTTTATATATTTTATCTTTACCTTCACCATATAAATTGGATTTAGTGTCTTCAACAGATAGCATATAATAATATATTTCCGTATCAATAATATCATTGATTAATTCTTTATTTAAAGTTCTAAATAAAGACATATCACGCTGTCCGCCAAATAATGCCATTATATTATCCTATGTAAATTGGTCTTGGAACTCTAGCAAGAGTTAATTCAATAAATTCAGCTTCATCTTTTTTAGCTTCCATTTGTGCTCTACGAGATGTTGCTTCTAACATTTCTTTTAATTCAGTCAATAAAATTTCTCTTTCAGCAGCAGCTTCACTACGAAGGTCAGCCCCATCCAAAGTTACATCAGAGCCTGGAATCGGGATTGATGAAAATTTTGAACGAACCGCCCCTAGCATTTCTTTAGCTAATGCTAATGAATATCTAGCAATCCATTGTCTTCCAGCAGAATTAATTGCAGTATATCTTAATCGGTTAAACGGCACATTTGAAAAGTCGCTTACTACATTTAGTTTTGCGATTGGTGAGTTTGTTTCACTTTCCAATGTGTAGTCAAAGTAAACTTTTGTGCCTTCATCAGATAGTGCCGGAATTGGAAATAATCTTACACGAGTTCCATCGATATGGAATCCATATGATGATTTACGAATAAGGTCATTAAATTCAATTGCCTGTAAACGAAGTAGGTCATCAAACATTGGTTGCATCATAAATGATACGCCAGGTGAATATGCTCCCCAACCAAATGTATTTAACATTTGTTGTGAACCCATACCTGTTCCTACAAATGGGTCAAAGTATCTAATGACAGCCGGTGGTTGAAAATGATAAAATCTACGAATCGTAACACCATCTAAAACCGAACCACTTTCTAAAGTCACAACACTACCATCAGCAAGGTCATAAATTTGTTTACCACTAACCATTTCAAATGAGCCGGTGTAAACCGTCACACGACCACCACTTAATGCTTCAGTTCCATAATCTTTAGCAATGTTAACAACGCCTGATAAATTAGCGTTAAGTTGTGTATCTCTTAAATCCAAGTTTAAATCGGAACCTTGAAGAGATAACATATTTTCTTTTGCTCTATATTGATTTACTTGTGATGAATACTCATTTGCTGATTCTTCAAAACAAGTAAAAAAATTGATATCTTGTAATTCAATATCTACAATTGGATATCCCAATCGTTTAGCGCACCAATCCGCAACTTTTGGAGCATCCGACCTGAATTGTGAATCAGAATCAAAAAATCCGAAAGGTGTTGATGAACCACTTGTAAATGAACCTGACCCCGGCCATATTGGAATATTAATTGCCATTTAAGCTCCTGTATTATTATCTCACTATATAAATAGTATAACGTTTATCTTTCCAAGTTTTTCATGAAAGACACAATAATATATCTCTTACCTTTAGTAACCGCTCTAGCCCCATGTTTGTGGGTTATGTTTCCAGGATGAAGAGTTGCATAACCAATTGAGTTTTTTACCAATTTTTTTTGTCGTTTAAACCAAGTTCCACCCCCTTCATATTCATTAAAGTCTGAAAGTTGTATTAAACAAGTAATATCAGATGAATCATGGTGAATACCTAAATGTCCTTGAGCGTCTGGCGTATACTTTGCAAGAAAGTTTTCACTACTCATATTATCCCAACCCTTTCCATTAAGAGCCCACATATGAATTGAGAGTGGCATTACAAATTGTTTTAAAATTTCCAAATAGGTATCGTGTAATCCAATAGTTTCTAATACCATATCAGTAGTTGGATAATTTTCATGCCTGTTAGTAGTCCAACACTCACAATGTTCAGCTTCTTCACGAATCATTTTACAAAATTCTTCAGTAAATAATGGAAATGAAAAACAATTGTCAAATGGCTCGTCCGTGATTAAGTCCCACTCTTTTGTTCTTGCGGAATATGTCACAAACCTATTAATCCAAGCTTGTGGATTTTCATTGTAGGTGTATAACTCTGGATGTAATTTTCCATTGTTTTTAATAACATCTACCCATTTACCTATGCGGTTTTCCCAACTTTCATTTTTTGCAAAATTATATGCGGTCTCTTGATTTAATTGTTGTAAAGATTTGTTATTATACAAATATTTAAATTCTTCAAAAATTTTACTTTTTAAAATTTCCAAATCAGATGGAGTTGATATTAATGCAGATTTTCCTAATAACAAATTACCCAAATTACCTGTATCAGTTGATACAATTTTTACATTACCATACATCATTTCTAACGCTGTAATACAAAATGTTTCAATATATTTTGATGGATACACCCAATATTCTGAAGATTTAATTTGAGTATAAAGTTCTTTTGGAGATAAGTTATCTACAAAATGAACTCCATCATAAAATCCTTTATAGTTTTCATACCATTCCAATCCATATGGTGGCGTGGCTACCCAAAGAGTTGCTTCAGGAATCATGTCTTTGATTCTTGGCCAGATTTCTAATAATTCCTTTAGCCCTCTATCTGCTGCTGATGTATATATAAATTTATTTTTATATTTTGGAACATCTATATCTTGCCAATCATATGGGTCGATTGCGTTTTCGATTACAATGATTTTATTTTTAATTTAAGGATAA